ACCAGGGCTTTTGCTCCACGGGAACAGCCTGCGCGGGTTGTCCGTACACGCCGACTTGCGGAGCAGGTGCGGCTACGGCTGCCTGTGGTGCAGGGGCATACTGTTGGGTTGGAGCCTGACCATATTGGGGTGCCTGACCTTGCGCATACTGAGGTGCGGCAGGTGCGGGGGCGTACTGAGGCGCTGGCTGTTGGACATTGCCTTGCCGAGGTGCCGGCTGTTGCTGAGACTGAGATTTCGGTGTCAGCAGCTCGAGAACGTCGCAGCGTACCTCTGTATAACGCTTCGTCTGGCCACTCTGGTCTTGATATTCTCCGGTGAAGGTCTTGCCCTCTACATACACCTTGTCGCCTTTGTGGAGGTATAGCTCGGCAATCTCTGCCTTTTTTCCACGGACAAGGACGTTGAACCATTCTGTATGCTCGGGTATCTGCTGGCCGTTCTGGGCTGTGTAAGCGTTTTCGGTAACTGCCACGGGGAAACGGCCTGCTTTGGAGCCATCAGGGTAGGTGCGAACATCGGGGTCTTTGCCGAGGTTGCCGATGATGCACTGTTTGTTTAGTCCCATAGTTATTTGAGTTTAAGGGTGAAACTTCCAGCCCTTACGGACTGTTTGACATATTCTTTGAACAAGTCGGGATGGTCAGCTTGGAACTTCTTTGAATCAAAGCTGTTGACGACGCTGTCCTTTGCTATGGTAGCTGTGAACTTGCCGCTATCCCAACTCTTGATGCCGTGCTCCAGCATCGCGTTCTTTAGACGGACTTTCAACTCGTCCAGACGTTGCTTGACAGCTGTCTCCTCTTCAAGGATGGCTGCAATCACGTTGATAACCTGCTGGGGAAGGAGGCTCTGCTCCTGAACGACAACAGCCGTCGGAGTATAGGCGAATCGCGTCTTGTCGCCGACATCGTACACGAAGCCGTGTTCCGTGAGTTCGTAGGTGCAGTCGAGAAGCTGCGCGATGAGGCCGTCATCCTTGCGGCTGATCTCCCACTGCTTGCACTGAGCATTACGGAACCAGTTGCCGAGAAGACCTTCAACCTTCAAGGTCGGGTTCTGCTTCTCAAACAGGTAGGCATAACAGCTCAGCTGCCATGACAGATACTCGATGAGAGCCTCTTCGCCGCCTGGGTAGAGGTCAAGGTTGTTCGTCTTCGTGTCAACGAGGTAGATGCCGCCTGTAGCCTTCTTCTGCCATACATTATCAATGTTGCTGGCATACATGAGGTTGTCGCTGACGGTGTACTCATTATCCACGGGGTCGTAACCTTCACGGAGCTTGATGTAGTTCTCCAGCTGAGCGGAAACGTCAAGATGTCCGTTAAGCGGCAGGTCGTATTCAGTTATCTTCTCGCCTGTCTTATCGAACATCTCGATAGCGTTATGGACAGCCGTTCCCTTCTCTCCAGCCTTTGGGATGAGGAAGTCCTTCACATATTCGCTGGCCTCAGCATACACACCAAGGCCGGTGGCGGCCTTGATGAGTGTTGTGATGCCTGACAACTGCACACCTTGCAGGAAATAGCCGTGAGGGTTCTCACTGAACACCACGGGACTCTTTACTAACTGTATCATGCGGCGTTCAGTTCTTTGAGTTTAGCATTGATGGCGTTGCCAAATGGGGTGTTCTCTGCGATGACATTTGCCCAGATGCCGTTCCAGCGCTCAATGAGCATGTCAATATCATCAGGCGTGTTACACTTGCCAAGTTCTGCAATTCCGAAGCCGGAAGCTTTCTGGAACAAGGCGTTGATGAACTGCTGATTACTCTTTAACTCTGGGTGCTCCTTCACGGCGTTCTGCCAAATGGACATCGCATCGTCAATGCTCTGTGAGGCGTTGACCTCTGTGATGAGCTTCTTCAACTGAGCGCCGGTGACATTCCCTGCAGGCTGCTGTTTGGTAGCTCGCTTGGGGTCATTGTATTCTACCTGATTGCCACAGGCTGCATTTGCATCATCATCATCATCGGCTGCAATGCCGAGGATGGCACAATAGGCATAGCGCTTCAAATAGGTAATCATACTGCCGATGCTCTGGAACGAAGCAGACAATAACGTCTGTTGGTGAAGTGGCAACTGCGAGTTGATAAACTCACCTGACGAATGGGAGAGTGTGGTGACGAGGACTTGACCCTGTATCGTCTGAATGACCGCAAGGCCGTTGTTCTGCAACTCAGGAGCGGCAGCGCTGATGCACGCGCCGAGATCTGCGTACTGGAACGTGTACGAGCGGCCGTCCTTCGTGGAGACTTTTACGGACTTGTTCAACTTAGGCTGCTTGACGCTGCCCTGAAACTTTGAGAGCGCTTCGGTCAGCTTTCCGATGGTGGCACTCTGCATTGGAATGTTAAGTACTTCTTCCATTTTGATTAAAATTAAAAGGTTTGACTTATGTGAGAGATTATCTCGTTTACATCGGTAAAGGTAGCTATAATTGGCGATATTTGAAAACGGAAACTTCACCATTTTAACACCTTAACGTTTACTGACGTTTGGAGCCCTGACGCAAGCTATATGGATGTCTTCGTCATCAATGATGGAGTCGCCAGGCTTAGCGTTCTCAGCCCATCTCTGGACAAAGTTGAGCCATTCTTGGCAGTCCCTTCCGAAAACGGCTTTTAGTTCATCCAACAGCTCTGACGGTGTCCCCACCTTATATGGAGTCTGCTTGCGACCGTCAACAAGGAACGTAATCTTGAATGCTTTCATATTCTTGTTTTTTAATAAAAAGCCTACGCCATCTTCTCAGACAGCGTAGGAGTTTCACTTACTTCTTTCGTAGTATGATTGATTGATAAAAAATACATTGGCTATTCTCACGAACCGTCAATGTCAGGTTTGAAAAATGAAATAAAAAATAAGGAGTAGTGAAAAAAGTGGCGGGCAAATAAGGCTTCGAACCTCTTCATCCCTTCCAGCACGGGCAGAAACACAGGGAACACGCTGGACGATTTGCCCATTTGAGGGGAGTGGCATACTCCCCTCCGCTAAATGTAATCAATCGAGGTTTGACACCCTATCTTCGCAGACCAGATTGTCAACCTTATCCCGCACCCATTTCGGTATCATCACACGATGATACTTGAAAAGGATAACGGAATATACTAAGCAAACGAGTATTAACATGAAATTGTCATTACCCAGGCACAGCATCAGGAGGCATGGGGAAAGAACGAGTGCGAGCCAAATGACGGCCAAAATTGTCTTTTTCATCTTTGTTAAATGGTTTTGGTTTGACTTGTGTGGCGTCGGTTTTTGCAGTGTACCAATACTTGTGGAGCGCATACGAACCATTTGCCGTTCTGCTTGTAGCAGGGCTTCTCTGCCTGTATCTGTTCAGAAGCGATGAGGCTCGCCAGCTTGGCGGGACCGCCTACGATGTGCGCGGCTAACTCCTTGCTGAAGGTCTCATGCTCAAAGGCAAGCAGGATGTTCTGGAGCATCGCTGACTGAGTGGCCAGCGGTACGTTGTCTAAACTGATCATCATAGCAGAAACTCCTTTCTCCAATGGTTCATACTCTTGTCGCGGATGATGGCTACAAGCTTTCTGACAAGCTTTCGTCTGCTTACAGCAGCCTGCGCCCATATCTGCCATTCAGATTCAATCAGCTGTTCGGGCGTAGGCTCGAACACGTAGCCGATACCACCTTTGTGTATCTGGCTCTTTAGTTTCTTAAAATTTATCATAGGCGTCAAAAATTAGGGTGTGGTGCCCATGAGTGTTCCGATGATTACTCTTACGCCACCGCTGTGACATGGGCAGCAGGACTTTTGGTAAAGTGAACGTCCTGCATTTATATTTAATAATGTGGTTAATCACGCCTCGGCAATCTGACATGCCGATTGTCTGTTTCTCTTTACGGCCGTCGCTCTTCATCAGCTTCCGTGGCCGCTCCTCCGGGGAACACATTCAGCCCCGTCTCCCCTCCGCCCTTATCCACCCTTACAGACCCATGATCTGGTTTATGTGGCTTTTACTTCAACGGGGAGTCAGTATATATTTCCCAGTAAGTCAAAGAACTCTTCTTCAAGATGCGGTCGTGTCAGGATTCGAACCTGTTACACCCCTTTTTTGGTGCAGACCTGCGAACGCAAATCGGCATCCGCTCGAAATAATCAATTCGAGAACCGTATTTTTTGGAAGATTTCTTTGGGAAATTGCCATTTTTGTTATACTTTTGCCCTCGATTGATTGATTTGATGCCGCAAAGGTACACGTTTGTGGCAAAAGTACCAAACAAAACGGGAAATATTTTCTGTTTTGTGGCGATATTTCCCCAAATGTGGCGTAAATTTTAAAAAATGTTTGAAAAATGAGCAAAAAAGACACAAAAAATGAAGTTTTAGCCCGTTTGGTAGAATTTAAGAATAGTACAGGGCTTTCTGTAAATGCTTTTAGTTCCACTATTGGCATGGGTCACACAACGCTTTTTAGTCAGGTAAACGGGCAAAGGTCGCTATCCCTCGACACTATTCTTAACACTATTGAAGCCTATGATAGCCTTTCAGCTGAATGGCTCCTTCGTGGAAAAGGTGACATGAAGTTGTCTGACAGCCCCCTGCTGGATTCGAAAGCAGATTCCCGTATTGAGGCACTTATTGACACAATCGCATTGCTTCAGGCAACAATCAGGACAAAGAACGAGACTATAGACACGCTCCAGGCAGAGTTGTCTAAGTATAAAAACAAATCGAAGAAAGCATGAAAAAGGTTCTCATACTGATTGCATCTTTTATCCTTATTGCAGGGTGCGCGAGCCAAAGCGAACAGCAAAAAGAAGACATGAAGGAGTTCTTGGCCACTTTTCTTGAAGATAGCTGCTCTACAATTTTGACAAGATCATACAACGACGAGAAGGAATGTGTCGAAGTGTCCTATGAAAGCAAAAAGTGGGACGTTTGGAATAGCATATCTGTTAGCTATGATGTTACAGGTAAGGACGTGCTGGGTGTGAGGCTCAAAGAGCCAAAGGTGTGTCATTTCAGCTTAGGAGTCTGGTTTATTAAACGTGGTGCTACAAATGTTATGTCTTTGGAAGTTAAAACAAGAGACAAGAAATATTCAATAGTCCCGATATTGGTACAACCAATGTCAGACATCTCGGGATACTTCCTTGCCTATTTCGACTTCAATGATAATTCTGCACAGGAATGTCTTAAACATCTTTCTCTTTCTTATGATTATGTTGAAATGGGAATCCGTACTGACAAAGGGATGTTCACAATACCATTAAGCGAGATTTATATCATACAGTATATGGCACGAACCTACCGCGAAGATGGCGGTAAGTTTGAATAATATTATTAACCCAAAAACAGTTTGAAAAATGGAAAATCGCAGTTTTGTTTCCGATTTATTGTCGGGCTGAAAAATGAAAATGTCCTGTAACTGCGAGTTTTCCCGCCCTGAAAGCAATTTTGTTGCAAAAAATGTGTATGTTAGCACTAAAAATTGCCTGAAACAGCGGAAAACACGCAACTATAAGGACTTTAGAGAGTAACCAATTAGCAAAACGAGCCATTTATGGCCTCATCGGATTGTCGGTTTATGGTCGTTTTGGCTCAAAACATTTACTTTTTATTGTCGCAAAATTATGGCAAACCTTAGTGCTGTTATAGTACCTGCAAAGGTGCTCAAAGGTGGGAAACATAAAATCAGGATCGCCGTGTCCCACAATTCCAAAACACGGTATATTCTAACAGACATCATCATCGACTCCGACAAGGAGTTTAAGGACGGCCGCATAGTCAAGCGTCCAGACGCGGCCATCAAGAACGTGAAGCTGCGCGGACTGCTTGACAAGTATCAGGAAGCCCTGGATAACCTCTTCTTCATCGAAAGCCTCTCATGTGAGGAACTTGTGGCACAGCTAAAGAACAACGATAAGTGCCACCATCGTACCGTCCGCTCCATCTTCGATGAGTACGTGTCGGTCAAAAACATCAAAGCCTCAACACGGGTCGCCTATGAGACCAGCATCACGAGCATACTCAGCTATCTCGGTCCTAACATGCTCATGGAGAACGTCACCTATTCCACGGTCATAGGACTGGAGAAATACCTCACAGACCATGGGAACTCATCATCTACGATAAGAGGCAAGCAGCTCTTCCTGATGGCTCTCTATTTCTTCGCGCAGAAGTGTATGTATATACCCTATAAGACCGACCCGTGGTTTGGCTATAAGCTGCCGGAGGCGAAGGTGAGGGATGCATGGCTCACGTTGGAAGAGGTTGCAAGGATTCGGGATGCTTCATTCCCGCAACGCCAGCGTAGGATGTCGCGCGACCTGTTCATGCTGTCCTACTACCTCGGAGGCATCAACATGATAGATATGCTCCGCATCAACTTCAACGAATGCGGACGGCACATCATCTACGAGCGCTCAAAGACAGAACGGAGGTCTAAGATTAACAAGTACGTTGAGTTTGACATTCCCGATGAGGCCCTTGAGATCATCAACCGTTACAAGCAGCCTAACGGTATGCTGTTCCCTGACTCATGGACGAGAAAGGACAAATATCACCATATGCTCGACTACAACATGAAGCGCATAGCGGAGGACTTAGGACTTGACAGGCTCATCTTCTATTCTGCCCGCAAATCGTTCGCACAGCACGCACTCGACCTTGGTGTGGAGCAGAGTATCATTGACTTTATCCTTGGACACAAGCTGAACAGGAACGGCACAAGCCTCTACAACTATATCAGGGTGACACCCGAACTGGCGACCAATGCTGTGCAAAAGGTATGCGCTTCACTGAGAAATATGCCAAAAGTATCATAAATTCCGCTGATTTCTTCGCCCGTTGAGAAATTTTCCGTACCTTTGCGGGCGAATCAGTGACATTCCATTTTGCTGCTGGTTTGACTTGTGTGGAGTCGGGGGTGGTTCCCCGACTCTTTTTTTACACCCTCATGCAACCTTTCCCCGAGTTCTGAGTATCTATTACAGAGTACCCGAACAGCGTAGATGAAATGTGTGGTTGATGGGTACTCCGGGAGGCTGCGTGTTTCTGTGCCGTGTGGCCTCCCTTTTTTGTAGCCTCATCACGAAAAGAGTGAGGACACCATGTAGGTACCCTCACTCTATCGCCTCTGCCAATTCAGGAAATAGTTATCCAGATTTGGCCGCCAGCATTCTTCAGACGCTCGTAGAGCTTCATGAAGGTCGCAGTTGAGTTGAGAACCTTTCCGACAGCTTTGTTCTGCCCTACGAGGATGCAGCCCTCGGTGTCGTCGGCTGTGTTGCCGATATGGATAAGAACTCCGTCAAAAGCTGGCACGTTGATAAGTCTTGGGAGGTAGCCGCCACAAAAGGCGTACTGCTTCTTTTGACCGAAACGCGGTGAGCGCACGGACAGCGTAATCTGATAGCGCCCTGTGGGGATAGCAGTCACCCCCTTCTTTTTCTTTGCTGCGTTAACGCTCGCGGGCAGGTCCTGGCGCAGTCCGCGGTCCGCGTCCTCGATCGTATCGCAGAAATATTCGCCATCGATATACAGCCGTCCGATGGTGTAGGTGGGACGCTTGGCAATGCGGGTCAGTTTCAGTTCCATGCTACTCGTCCCTTTTTGAGTCCTCAATAATCTTAATTACGCGCTCGCGTAAGCCTCCATCAGAGAGAGCCTGCTGCAAGAGCCGCTTGAAGTCTTCCTGCTGCTTCCGTTCCTTGATGTCGGCTGGCTCCATGATGCTTGTAATCTCAACGTACGCCTCATATAGCACCCCAATTAAGGTAAAGACTGGCAGCATGGGAATGTCGTAGCCGTATTCATGATAGAGCATATACAAGAGGCTTATCTGCACCGCATCGACAAGCGTCATGGCAAAGTGCATGGCAAAATACTTGTTTATCTTGCCGACAGTCCTTTTCAGACCGACACTCGTCTTATACTCGCCTCGCTGTTTGGCCTTACGCACCCCTGCCCATAGGTCTGCAAAGATGAGGCCCAAGGCTACGATGTAGAACAGCAGAATAATGCAGCAACACACTATCAATGTTCCTATTCTTTCTTCCATTTCTGAAACGATTATAGATTTTAAAATTAAACATCGGAGGCTGGCAAAGGTACGCCAAATAGCGATTCGGTTTACAATATGCGGAAATCTCAGGAACGGGCTGGAACGAAAAACCCCGAAGGAAAGCTCCCTCGGGGCAGATTTGCGCTGGCGGCCACCAGCGTCTTTTGTCAATCGGCGAGATAGAGCCGAGGCCTATAGGATTTCGTCGGCTGCACGACGCAGGCGCTCAGAGAGGTCGATGAGCGCACCGCGAAGCTGTCGGGCTTCCATTTCCGAGAAACCACCTTCGCCGCCGTTACCATCTATTCCATCCATTTTGTGGTAGAACCAGGAGGACGACTTGTGAAAATATGTATTGGCAAATTCACGCCATGAGATAGACATAAGAATGTCACTCAATTTCTTCTTCATGTCGGTAATGACCATTGGGGAATCTAATACTGCTTCCATAGTTGTCTCGATTGATTTCATGATTATTTTTTTTGAAGGTTCCCTCCCCGAAGGGAGGGTTCCTTGTTTCATTCGTAAGGCTGCCTTAGCATGTTGTCGAAGAGCTTTTGCGCGTACCAGAGGAGTTGTGGGTAACCGTCAGGGAAAGACTTGTTGTAGTTTCGGATGGCGGTAAGGAGTTCCTCTTCCTCCTTTGTTACTTCGATGAGTTGTTTCTGTTTCATTGTTTCTATCTCTTTTTGTTTGACACTGCAAAGGTACTACGAATTTTCGTATTATGCAAGAAAATCACCAATTATTTTTATAAAAAAGTGATTTTTTCTTCTTTTTCCACCCTTTCTGTGTATGGAATGG